GCACAAGCATCAATTCTTAGAATTGATATGAGTAAGACATTTACAATGGCTGATAAGTTATTTGACCCTGAAAAGGCTATCGATATGGCTGCGTCTTTACAGAGATTAGGTGTAACACAAACTGCTCTTTTAGACCCATTAAAACTAATGGATTTAGCTCAAAATGACCCGGAGGAGTTACAAAACCAAATAGTCGAAATGACTAAATCTTTTGGTAAACTAAATGAGACGACAGGAAAGTTTGAAATACCATCATTTGCAAGAAGACAGTTAAAAGAAATTGAAGAGTCTTTAGGTTACAGTCGAGGTGAACTTTCTAAAATGGCTGTAGGTGCGGTTGAGTTTGAAAACAAAATGTCAAAAATAACCTTTCCTGATACTTTCTCCAAAGAACAGAGGGAAATGATTGCTAATATGGCAGAATTGAAAGACGGGGTTTATACTTTAAGATTGGGTACGAAAGACGTACCAATTGATGAGGCATTACAAAAACTAAGTGATAAGAATTCTCAAGATTATAAAGAGTTTACTGAAGCCAGTAAACCTAAAACTTTAGAGGAATTACAAAGAGAGTCACTACCATATACTAAACAAATGGCTGCAGATATTGCGACATTAGCTAATAGAACAGGTTATGGATTATCAACAACATCTGCCGCAGAAACAGCGTTAAAAGAAACTGCGAATTATATAAAGGAGTTAACCGGTCCTAATAAATTTGGGGGTATATTAAAAGACAAAGATATTGGACAAAAGTTTGATACTATTGATTTTAACGCGGCTTTAGAAGCAATAAAAAAAGGATTACTTGACCCCAATCAAGGTTTAACTAAAACTTTAGAAGAACTGAAAAAAAGTGGTAACGAGTTTACAACATATGTTTCAGATGAATTATCTAAAGGTTTGGAAATGATAAAAAAAGAACTTGAAAAAACTTTCTCGGCTGAAGAAATGAATCAAATTAAAAATAGATTACACGAGTTAGGTGTTGCATTTAATTCTTTTTTGGGGGGTATTGGAGGAGGACAAGCACAACATGGTGATAGTGGGGGTGGTCAAGCACAACATGGTGGAAGTGGTCAAGCACAACATGGTCAAGATGTTACTATAAGTGCAAACGGTAAAAATATAAAACTTTTACCTGAAGATACTATTTTTGCGGGTACAAGTAGTGATAGTTTACCATTTAAGATTGTTGAAGCTATGAAATCAACAGCATCTTCTTCTTTACCTACAGAAACAAATTTAAACATCAATCACAGAATTTCATTTGATAATGTACCAAATGGGATTAATGAAAATAACTTGATAGCACATTTAGAGAAAGTAATGAACAACATTACTTTACAAACATCCATGGCTGAATCTATGAAAACTATAGGTAAAAATTATGGTTTGACATAATGATTTTACCGAAAAATTACTTATTATCTATTTATAGAAAAATAACCATTCATGGGTACTAGTCCTTTATCATACAGTTCGTCAGATTCTTTTAGAAAAAAACTTATTGCAAGAAACTTGGTTCCTTATAGCGTACCGGGTGTTTACATACCACCGGCAGGTGCTACAACATATCCGGTTACATTATCGAATTATAGTGTTGAGAACTCTAACGACTTATTGATATCACAAAATCCTTTTGCAAACAATCTATATCCTCTAAATGAATATGGACCTGATGGGGGTTATCAATTAAATATTAATTACAACGGACCTTTAGTCACAAATAACTCAAATCAAGGTCCTTATGACCCCACAGACACCGTTTTAGATTTAGTAAATGAATTTTATATAGATTCTGCATATATACAAAACATATATGGTCCTGTTGGAGGATTTAATGATTTAATTGATGTTGAAGATAGTCCTTCTCAAAATAGAATTTATTCACCTTATTGGGATTCACCTTCGTTTGTACCATCAATCTATAACCCTTATGAGGTTTTAATATCGAATAATCCAGTTGGAAGTGATGGTTCACTTTCACAGGATTCTTATTTAGCAAAAATTGGTATAACATCATTAAAAGAATCTCTCCAATATAGAATTGATAGAGAAATTTATATTAGGACTGTAGGTATTGTCAATTTGGATGCGTTACAAGACCCGTTTGAGGCTTCTTTAGTTGCAACAGGACAAGAACCTTTCATTTATAGAAATTATAGAATTACAGTTCCAGCAAACCCTATTACGGGGGCTTTTGATTTTGCAACAAGATTAGGAAGTACTTACTTCCCTGTATCATTCATACCTGGTTCATATTTCCAAGAACCAAATAAAGGTTTTATCAGTCAAGCAATAAGTAACATTGGAAACAAATTAGTTGGGACTTTAGATAGTTTATTAGGAACTAATATTGGGGGTGCTTTAGAAACTGCAAGACAACCATCACAATTATTCTTAAACAACACGGGTTCAGGACAACGTTCTGTGTTGTTTGCAAACTTGGAAATGAACTTATATGGTCCTCAATATGAAAAAGGAATTGGGGGTTATGGAACAGCAATATTCAACGTAGCAAACAGTTTATTAAATACAAATTTGACCCAAGTTGGACAATATTATGTAGGTAATAGAAACGCCGAACCAAGTGCAATAGAGTCGCCATCAAATGAAGTTCCTGTTGACCAATTTGGTAGACAAGTACAAACAATTGTATACGGACCAAGTGAAATGGCACAACTATACGAAGGGAATGAAAAAATTCTAAATTTCGGTTTGGCTGGTAAATCATCTTCTGATGGTGGGGGTACTGACGGTCAATTTGTTTGGGTTTCACCAAAATACAAACCAAATGCTGGTTTCAAAGTTGGACCTGGTGGTCAAACTACTACTTTAGACAATGAATTTAATTTAGTGTCTAATGATTATCAAAGGGATGAGTCTACTAATGTTTCATTGAAACCAGGTTCTATATTATACGATACTCAAAAATTAATTGATGCTGCGGATAATGTACAAGGGGCTAATAGACTTAAACACGTTGGTAATGCAATAAATCAAGTTAGTAAAGTATTCAATGACGGGTATAAGGAATTAACTAAAGGTTCACAAGTATTAAGATATTTAGACCAAACAACAGGTCAAAATGCTGGTGTTGAATACTGTAGAATTTTTGCAAAAGATACACCTTATTTAACATTTGCTGATTTACAAAAAACTGATGGTATAACAACCGCAGGTAGAAAATTTGGATATTCAGTGTTAGATAATACCTATAATTTAAATATTGCACCTTTAAAAGGTGTTGATTCAACAAATATTAGGAATGGTAGAGTAAAAAAATATATGTTCTCAATTGAGAACCTTGCGTGGAGAACATCAAATAGACCTGGTTTAACCTATAATGATTTACCTGATTGTGAAAAAGGTCCTAACGGAGGAAGAGTTATGTGGTTCCCACCATATGATTTAAAATTTGATGATTCAAGTCAACCACAATTTGGTAGTACAAATTTCTTAGGAAGACCGGAACCTATTTACACATACCAAAATACTTCAAGGAGAGGTCAAATAAGTTGGAAAATTATTGTTGACCACCCTTCAGTTGTAAACACAATAGTACAAAAACAATTGGCAAACACTTCTGACGAAAGAATTAATTCTATTATGGATTCATTTTTTGCTGGATGTGTTAAATATGATATATATGAATTGGCAAAAAAGTTTAATCAATTTACTTTAGCGGAGTTACAAGAAATTATTCAAGAAATAAAAAGAGCACCTGAAGAGACACAAACTTTAATTACAGGTATTGTAAGAGAAGAGGCTCAAAACACACCAGCAAATGCTGGAGGGGTAACAAACCAAGATGAATCAAGTACAACACCTGCACCAACCTTCAAAAAGGAAGATTTCCAAGGAATATATGTCTATTTTGATAACGATATACCTAGTTCTGGTGATATAAATTATCAACAAACATATGACAATTATATAAATAATAAATCAACTTACTCGACCAAAAAATTAAGTGTTAGTGTTAACAACGTTGAATATAGTAAAGAAACAGTAATGCCTTTTTTTGATACTGTAACTAATTCATATCAGGAAACTACTAATATGATTGGTAAGATTTATACTTTTTTATCTGAAAATGAAGGGAATAAAATTTCTATGCAATTAGCTGGTTCGGCATCTTCACCAAATGAAAAAGCGTATAATATAAGTTTATCTCAGAGAAGAATAGATTCTGTTAAAAAATTTTTATTGGAGTATCCTATAAATGGAAAAAGTTTAAAAAACTTTGGACCTGAAGGTACGGGACAGTTTTCATTTTATGGTGATGAACCAGGTGGTGAAGGTACGTCGTACCCAAAATTAAATGGTACAACTAACGATATTCCTTGTACATTTGAACCTATTAATACAGAAGGTAAAAAAATTGTAACTTATGATTCTAAAGTTTATAGTTTACCAGCAATGGCGTGTAGAAATGTTAGATTTAAAAATCTAAATATTACCTATGGTAAACCAAAACCAACACCAACACCGACACTTCCACCTCCACCTCCACAACCGACACCACAACCAATTCCACCACTTGAGGTACCAACAGTTGACATAAGAAAAAGAATAAGAGATGGTGCAAGTAAAAAAGTGTTGAGAAGATTATTTTCGGAGTGTGATTATTTTGAAATGATTAAAGAAAGTAATCCAATGGTGTTTACAACATTTAAAGAAAAAATAAAGTATTTTAATCCTGCGTTTCATTCTATGACACCTGAAGGTTTAAATGCTAGATTAACGTTTTTGAATCAATGTGTGAGACCTGGTGATACAATACCTGTAATAGGTGTTGACCAAAATCCAAAATACAATGATGCGTTGAATACATCTTTTGGTACTCCTCCCGTTCTTATTTTAAGAGTTGGTGACTTTTATAATACTAAAATTATTCCTGATAATTTATCATTCGGCTATGACCCTCTCATATTTGATATGAATCCGGAGGGAATTGGTGTTCAACCAATGATTGTTAATGTGACTATGAGTTTCAAAATAATAGGAGGTATGGGGTTGGCAAAACCAATTGAGGAATTACAAAATGCGTTATCATTTAATTATTATGCTAATACTGAGATTTACGATGAAAGGTCATCTTGGACTGACGAAAGTTTCAAAAAATTTGATATTGAAATTGAAGAATCTCTAAAAGCTAAAAATATAAAGCCACCAACACCACAGACACCAACAACAAACGGTGGTGGAACCCCAATTGGAAAAATTGTTACAACAGTAGTAACTTCCGGAGGCACATCAGGAACTTTGGATTATACTGATATTATGATTAACTTAGAAAAAGAAGTGAAAAATTATTTAAAAAATATTATTAATCAATCGGAAACGATAGTAAAAAATTATAATTTAGGGGTTTTGTCATTAACAAACTACAAAAGAAATTATACAGAGGGTTCATTCATAGTACATGATAGTGTTGAAAATATTGAAGAAGGTACTAATTTATATGGTAAGTCTGATTCTTATGAAGAAAGAATAAATTCATTGTTTGACCAAGTTATTACTGATATTGAGAATAACGATAATCCAATTGTTTTGGATATGAATAATACTGCCAAGTTTAAAGAAAGTACAATAAGAAACATGAAAAATAACATGATTAATTTTATTAAAAATTTAAAAAATGATTTTTCATTAAAACTTTCAACAACTATTCAAGATATATCAACTCAGGAACAAAATCTTATTGGTCTAATTTCTAAAATAAATTTAGTTCAACAAGGTTACGATGGTATTATAAGTAAACAAGGTACGCCAACAATGTATCAACTTACTTTTTTAGATGGTTCGGATGTCAAACTTGGTGAAAATTATGCAAAAGTAAGTGATATTTTGAATTCTTTTTACGACTCGTTAGATACTCAATGGGGGTTAACTAGTGAAAGTAATTGGAATGAAACTGATATGACGTTCCAACAAAAGAATGATGTAATTTCAGAACCGGTAATAAATAGATTTTATACGATTATCCTTCAAACTTTTGCAAATAAAAATGACAAAGATAATTTCATTAATACTATTATAAATCAAGATTTAATACTTACATCTGAAAAAAACGGAGAAAAAGATTTAAAAAAGAAATTTACAGAAATAGTTGATTATAATAAAAATCTTTACGAAAAAGAATATAAAGAAGAATTAAATGTGTTTAAAACAATAAAAAACGATACAGTTTATAAAAATTGGATAACAGAATCTTACTATAATGAAAAAATAAGACAAACTTCATTTGTTACAAACAATAGTGCAGAAGAAACTTATAAAAATCAACTGACATACATTTACTCAACGGTGAATACAAATACAGATAAAACAACTTATTTAGGTAAAGTTAAATTAAATTAACATGGCGAGTTCACAATATTATAATAGATATAATGGTTTTTTGATAAATGGAGAACAAACAGTTGTTCCGTATGTTACAATACCTGCAAAATCATCAGATAAAGTCTACGTTTATAAAGTTGGTGTATCAAGATTAGATAAAATATCACAACTTTATTATAATACTCCGTACTTTGGATGGTTAATATTGATGGCTAATCCAACCTATGGTGGGGTTGAATGGAATATAATTGATGGTTCTATATTGACTATTCCATTTCCTTTGATAACTTCTCTTCAGGACTATAAAGGTGCTTTAAACAATTACTTCTTCTATTATGGTAGATAATAATGAAAATATTCTAGTTGAATTTGACTATCAAAACATATTTGTGGTTGACCCAAATAAAGTTATAGATAAAGATGGTAAAGCTAAAGATAGGTTAGTAAAACATGAAGATTTAGTAATGTATGTTAACTTAGAAACATCTATAATACCAAGAACTAAATTAGCAAATGGCTTATCGGCAAACGATTCTTTTGAGACAATGAAAATTGCCGAAATCAATTTTCTTAAACAAGGAAATAAAAAATTTTTAGACAATTCATACACAGATGAATTAACCGGTCAAGTTTTGGCTAATGGTCAAAGAGAAAATGAGGTTGTTTTAAATTTAGGTACAACAACAAATTCAGGTATTGTACAAAGTGTAAGGAATGTTGTAAATAATGGTTTATTAGGTATTGTAAGTATTGATATTAAAGTGAACGGGTCTTTTTTACCTGTTATAAGGATTGAACTTGTCGATATTAAAGGTAGTGCTATGTTTGAAGCTGGAGAAAATTCACCATATGCCGCATTTTTTTCACTACCATATCCTTTATTTTATTTGACGTTAAAGGGTTATTATGGAAAAGCTATAAGAATACCTATTATGTTACAGAACTTCACTTCGAGATATGATACTTCAACAGGTAATTATAATGTCTCATTAACTTTTTATACTTACAAATATACAATTTTAGCAGAATTGTCGATGGGTTATTTGTTGGCGGCACCACACATGTATAAAACCAATTTAAAAATTGAGTCAAGAACACAAACAAATTCAACAACTACGAATGTAAATAATTCAGTTGTTGAAAAGGGGTATCAAAAAATTAAAGAAGTTTATGCGGAATATAAGTCAAAAGGTATTATCAGTGATAATTTTCCGGAAATAACAATTAATGAATTAGTTGTTAGATTAGAAAATTTTACCAAAAGAATTGTGGATTCATTTGCAAAACAAAATATTGATGCAATTACACACATTGATAATTATAGAAAGGATTTATTAGATTTTCAGAATAAAGTTTTTTATTCATTGAATTCTTGGAAGAATACAAATTTAGATTCTTCAAAGCCTTATGTAGTACAAATCGGAAATAAATTTTACGATGTTTATAAATTTAAACCGGAAATAATGAGTAATGATGTTCAAAAGGTTTTGGCGTTTGAACAACTTAGAAATGACTATATAAAATTTTATAGAGAAAAATTAAATGAAAATGAAACTTTAGGCCAAAATGGAAAATATGAGGTAAATGGACAAATTAAAAGAGTTTCCATTTTTTGTGATATTACTATAGATAATGTAATATATAATGGTGACATAAATAGTGTAGAATGGACGGAAACATTTATTAGGAGAAAAGGAAGAGTGCCTGAATCAGGTGAAGTTGAATTATTTAAAAGTAATGAAAAAATAAGTCCGGAACAATTTGGACTTAAAAACGAAGGGGAAAACCCTCAAATACCAAATTTTTATATTTTTGATGGTCCATCATACTTTATAAGTAAAGCGAATGAATTGACACAAAAATTAGATAAGTCAAAAACAAAAATTGAAAAAGATTTAACTGATGCATTGGCAACTCAATTACAAAGTAGTAATGATGGTATTGGTTTTATACCAACAATAAGAAATTGTTTGGCGGTTATTTTTGCAAGTGGTGAAGGTTTTTTACGATTGATGGAAGAAGTACATCAAAAAGCGTGGAATTTGAAAACTGATGATGACCGAAAAAATGCTGTTTTTAATGGAACCCCAAACTCAGATAATTTATACAATGGAGAAAAGAATATCCCAATTTATCCATGGCCTCAGTATTTGGAAGAAACAACTAACGAAAAATCTAAAGAAAGATTTGAGGTAAAATATCCTGGTGATGTTGATTCATTGAGTAAAACAAAAGGTTTTCTTTGGAATAAATGGCCTGAAATTGAATTTGTTGAAGAATTTATAAAAGGTTTTGTTGAAAGAACATTACCAATAGAAAACCCTGGTGATTTAACAAATCAGTTAACCGATACAAACTATCTATCATTAGATGCAATACAATTCCCAATTTTAAATGAAATTTACCAAAATAAAGAAGAGGTAAAATTTATTTATGAAATATATGAAAGAATATATGTTGAATCTCATTATTCTAAGTTAGACAGGGGACAATCCAATTTAGGAGGGGTTTATCAATCAATAGGTGAAACCGAGGCAAATAATATTGTATTTTCCCTTGGGTCAGATAATCCTTTATTGGTTAGAAAGTTAAAAAATCTTGGGATAAATTCATCAAATTTTGTTAATGTGTTAGCACATATTTCCAATCAAGGTACGGGACCAAGTTGGCAAAATTTTATAAGGGGAATTTATAATACGGTTTACTTGAAAAATTTTGTGGAAAACTCATCCTATTCAATTATACCACTACAAAAAACTTATTTACCGCAATACAATCCAACATCCTCTTTTACTTCAGAAAGTAATTTCCAAAAGTATGTTGAGGGTACAACAACAAATGTCTTTGATTTTTCAGACACTTTTCCATTTACAAATAAAAAATGGTTAAATGAAAATTTATCTAATGGAGTTGCGATTGGTACTAAAGAACAAAGTATGGATACGCAAGGTACTTTGTTTTATAACCCAAGTAAAAAGAAACCCGCAAATTATTTAGATAGTTTTTCAACAAGTCAGGTTAGACCTGTTACAAACTTTAAATATAATAATTTCACAACACCGACAACAACAGAATTAGTTGATTTAAAAAGTTTCTTCAATCAAAGAACTGGGATAAATTCTCCAAAACAAAATGTAACGGAGGGAACTTTATATTACGTAAATTATAGTGGAAGAGTTGGTTCAACTCAAACAACATCTATGTTAAACACACCATATTTTGTAAATTCAATTATTAAAGGTGTTGAAAACTATAGAAGTTTCCAACAGACTCCATATCGAGAAGCGGCATATTTGTTTTTAAATAGTTTACCATTATCGACTTTACGTGAAAAATATTTAAGCGTGGAGGGTCAAGGAACTTCAACTTTAAAGTATATTTTCGCAACATTTAAAAAAATGGGTGCGTTACACAAAATACCTTATGTGTGGATTTTGAAGTACGGTTCAATATGGAATAGATATAAAACTTGGAAAGAAACCGGAATTGATTATTTAACAGATGTATGGAAAAATCTTGATTATGTAGGACTTTACGACCCAATAAGTGGTTTGACAACGACCAGTTATAGTTTTAGTGCTGATGGTAATTCATATAATATAACTTTGGAACAAAACAATGAGTTTGTTGGTAAAACTGTAACTAATATGAATTTAGGGTTTTATCCTAAATTAGTTAATTATTTTAATTTCTTTTATCAAGGTGGATACTCATTCACAGGATATACTAATGATTTAATACAAAGTGCAATTACTTCGGGTTCTTTTAGTATTTACCCGGCTGATGAGAGTTTAATAAGACCAAAAAGTTTTGATTTGAAATCACCAAATAGAAGTTTAGTGATGACAAATTGGAGTTGTTTTATAAATAAAAACAATCAACAGTCATATGTTGTTCCTTCTTGGGGTAACCAAGGAAGTGTAAATCAAGTGGCTCAGGAATGTTTTAGTAGTTTAGTTAATCCTACATTAAAATTGGAAGTTACTGGAAATACTTCAGTATATAATGGTTCAGTTAGATTATTTTGGTCTTTACCTAATTATGGGTATTTTGATAATGATTCTTTAAGTCAACCTTCACCTGAACAATATTTAAAATCGGTTTTTACAGATAGAGAAGAACAAGATAGTTTTGGTTTAACCGGAAGTGGTAGTAGTTACAGTGATATATCAGAAATGTTTTCTGTCTTTGAAAAAGATATATTAGATACTTTTGAAGTTGAATTTTTAAATTACAGTAAATCAGTTTATGATTTCAAAATTGATACTGAAGAGTTTAATTTACAAAGTCAAATTGTGAGCTTAACAAGTAGTTTTATAGAATACGATTGTGATACAGGAAAAAAATCTATTAGAGATAATTCTGATGATGAGTTAACAAATATTGCAAATACTTTGAACATTACTTTAGAAAAACTAATAAATGTTGCGTTGGGTAATGAACAAATTGATAATACAGATGAAAGTAATACAGTTATTTGTTTTAAAAACTTTCATCACTTTATGAGGAAGTATATGTTGATTGATAAACCATCAGGAACAACATCCGATAGTATAATTCAAGATGCTCAAGATAAACAAAGTGTCACACTATCAAAAGCAATTCAAAATTTCTTAGATTTTGATGTTGTATTTAAGTACGGTAACCCAAGTAATTTTGACAAAAGAATTTTCTCAACGTTTTCAATTGATACAACTATTATACCAATCGAATACCAAGGATATTATTCACAAACACCGTCATCATTACCTTACAGTGGTGGTACAATAACTTTACAACAGTCAAGACTTGCTTATCCTGACGCTTGGTTAGCGTTAGAGGAATATGTTGGTTTTTCTAATATAAGTAAATTGAAATATACAAGTAATGGTTCGTACATTACTGATTTCTTCTTGGATATGGATGTTGAGTTTACTGAAGAAAACATTCAAAAGTTCTCACAAATAATAAAATTATATGCAACTCAAAAATTGGAAGATAATACAATGAATAATCAAAAATTCAAAGCGTATATGACCGATTATATAAATAAGTTACAAAATTTTGATGATAACATTATAAATACAACAATGGTTTTAATGAGAAATCAATTACCTGATGTTGAAGAAATACCAACGGATTCTGTATTCGCACCACTAGAGGGTCCTCAAACGAGGGTTGAGTTATGGGAAACATTTAAATCGTTGAACGATAAATGGATTTCCGGTACTGATTTTATAACAAAAACACTCTTAGAAGATGTATTATTTTTAGATAGAGCTTCGAGAGATATTGGTGATAAAATACTTGTTGATATTTTTAAACTAAAGGAGTTGTTGAAATCACCAAACCCTAAAATGAGTATGATGACTGTTGTGAATAGCATTATTCAGGATAATCACTTCGTTATTTTTACAACCCCTTATTATGTTAACTTTTACAATGTACAAGATGCCACAAAAAACCCAATCCCTAAAGTTGATGGGACGTTAGAGTTTGCAAATAATTTGTTTGGTGCGTTTACAAATGTTGACTATACAAAAAGTAGCCCAAAAATGATTTGTTTATATGCGGGTGTCCCAAGTAATTATTTGGACATGAAAGAAAATTCAGACTTCAGATATAAAAGTGATGCTTTTGATTTAAGAAGAAGTTCAGATAATCCTTTAGTTGAAAATTTGATTAACAAAAATGATTGGGATAAATCAAATAGAGTAGTTGGGTTTAACGTTGATATTGGAGTACAAAATCAACAAGTGTTTAAACACTTCTCAGTTTCACAAGAAAATGGAAAGGCAACAACCGAATCAATGCAAGTTTTAAATTCAATGGCGAACATTAATGATGGTAAGAATGTTGCAACCCAAAATGTTTCATTATATAATTTATATAAAAATAGAAGTTATACGTGTAATGTATCTATGATGGGGAACGCCCTAATTCAACCAACAATGTATTTTAATTTGAGATACGTTCCAATGTTTAGTGGTCCTTATTTAATAACAGAGGTAAACCATAAAATTTCTCCCGGTGAATTTGATACAATTATTTCAGGTATAAGACAACCAGTTTATTCTCTACCTAAAATAGATAATTACATTCAATCAATACAACAAAACTTATTAAAAACTGTAATTGAAAAAGCAAAAGTTGAAAGAGCGAAAAAAGATTCTGAAACGCAAACACAACAAAATAAACAAAAAGAAGCTGTGAAAGCTGCGGATAGTAATAAAACACCAACACAAAGTACATCATCTACAACACCACAAACTACAACAACTCAAGTTACGGTATCATCTACAACAGGAAGTTGTTCCGATAAACTCTATAAAACTTATCAAGAACAATATAGTCAAATGTCTTTACCTTTAACGACATCAATTACATTCAAACAAATGTCAGACTATATTCAGACTTTGTCATCAGTATATGAAAATAGGTTACTATTAAGACAAGTTATATTTATTACAATGTATTTAAATTGTGGTAAAGAATCTTCTTTTTCTTCGTATCAAAACAACTACAGTGGTGTTAAATTAACTGAAAATTGGGGAACACCATCCAATTGTTCAACACCACCAGTTGGAAGTTCCTTGGCTTACTTCCCAAGTAAAGAATTTTTCTGTTTAACAACATCAAATACTGATACAGGATACCCTTACGCAGTATTTGATTCAGTACAAAACAACATTCAAATGTTGGTTTCAAGATGGAATAACAGAGATTTACCATCACTTAATGATAAAGAAGGTATATTGAAGTTTTGGTATTGTAATTTCTGTGCAAATACTAAAAGTGAATCCGACTACGATAATTTTAAGACTACTGAACCAAAACAAATTCAAACACTATTAGATAAAGTACAAAAAGGTTTAGATGTTCTGAATGGAATTCTTTAATTTTTTATATTTATGTTATATTTATAATAGATAAAATACAACGATTATGTCAAACGTAAAATTAATTTTAGATAACTATTTGGGTAAAAATACCAAAATTAGTGAAAAAGATGCCGGAGGAGGATTTAAAGAAGTTTGTGATTTGGAAACTGGCGAATGTTATACAATTAGAATGAAAGATGGTTTAATTGAAAGAGTTGATAACACTATCAATACTAACAGAAGAATTCAAGTAGAAACTAATCATGGTATAAAGCAACTTTTAAACGGGTAAATAAAATGACAAGAATAGACCAAAAAATATTATTGGAATTAAGAAGATATAACCAAATCAATAGTTATATTATGGAGCAAGACGCTCCACCACCTCCACCACCGGCAGAAGACCCATTAGCGGCACCAGGTGGTGATGTACCTCCACCTCCAGGTGGAGACGTTCCTCCTCCGGGTGGAGATACACCTGCACCCCCAGCAACACCTGAAAAAGTTGACGTTGCAAATGACCCTGATGTTGAAAAACTTGATGACAAAGGACAGCCTATGGTTAAAAAAGGTGAAACTGATACAGAAGAAATCGAGGTAACTGATTTGGTCGATAGTCAAAAAAACATTCAAACAAAACAAGACGATTATTTTCAACAATTATTTGACCAACTCTCCTCATTAGAAGAAAAACTATCGGGTATGGACCAAATTGTCAATAAATTAAATGATTTGGAATCAAAAGTAGAAAAATATAGACCAAAATCGGCACAAGAAAAATTAGAATTGAGAAGTTTGGATTCAGGTCCATTCAATCAAAAATTGACAGATTTCTTTGAAGACAAACAAGAAGATTTTGAAAAAACGGGAAAAAATGAATATATTTTAACTCAAGATGAGGTGGAAAGTTATTCACCACTTGAAATTAGAAAAACATTCGACCAATTCCCTGGTGGTAAACCACCTTTAGAAAAAAGATAGAATTTGGGGTGGAAACACCCCATTTTTAATTTGACAATATCACGGCTGACACTTATACTTTAAACGTAAATAATTTAATAAACAATAAATCTGACAAAAAATGGCGACAAACAATGTTCTAGATGCTGTATTAGCACAGTACGAAAAATCAAAACAAGCAGGTTCATCAACCTCAAAAATGTCTCAAGACGAGCGAATGAAGAAATATTTCGCAGCAATCTTGAAAGACAATGAAAAAGAAGGTCAAAAACGCCTTCGTATTCTCCCAACCAAAGATGGTTCTTCCCCTTTTAAGGAAGTATGGTTCCACGAAGTACAAGTAGGTGGAAAATGGCAAAAATTTTATGACCCAGGTAAAAACGACAATGAGCGTTCTCCGTTAACTGAAGTTTACGAAGAATTAATGTCTACAGGTAAAGAGGCTGACAAGAAAATGGCAACTCAATACAAAGCCCGTAAGTTCTACATCGTTAAGGTTATTGACCGTGATAACGAACAAGACGGACCAAAGTTCTGGCGTTTTAAGCACAACTACAAAAATGATGGTATTTTGGATAAAATCATTCCTATTTGGAAAAACAAGGGTGATGTTACCGATGCTGAAAAAGGTAGAGATTTAATCCTACAAATGTCAAAGGCAAAGACTCCAACAGGGGCTTACTACACTGTAATTCAAACGGTTATGCATGACGACCCAACTCCATTACATACTGATTCTGAAACAATGAATTCTTGGATGAATGATGAGTTGACTTGGGAAGATGTTTACTCTAAAAAACCTACTGAGTATTTGGAAGCGATTGCTCGTGGTGAAACTCCGAAATGGGATAATGAATTAGGTAAATATGTTTACGGTGATTCAACTACATCTGAAACTACTTTCGGTGGTAATGGTGGATACTCTGACCCACAGGCTAACGCGGCTCCGGACGACGATATGCCGTTCTAATATTTAACGAGCATGGACATTTGCAAAGACAATATGTCCATGCTTTTATTTTTTAACAATTTATTTAATTATGGCTATTAAAAAGAAAGAGATAAGTTTGTCCTCTATTAAGGATAAATTCTCAACAAAAACAAAATATAAGGAGACTGACTACTACAATTGTGGTGAGGCGTTTTTTAAGGCTTGTGGTATTCCGGGTCCGGTTATGGGTGGTATCAATATGTTCTTGGGTCACTCAAATAGTAGTAAAACAACTGCGTTGATACTCGCAGCAACCGACGCTCAGAAAAAAGGACACCTTCCGGTTTTCATTATTACTGAACGTAAGTGGAATTGGGAACATGCTGTTGAATTAGGGTTCCAAGCAACCAAAAATTCTGACGGAGAATGGGACGGAGATTTTATCTTCAACGATAGTTTTGACTATATTGAACAGGCTACCGACTATATTAATCAGTTATTGGATGCTCAGGAAGCCGGTGAATTACCGTATAATTTAGTATTCTTATGGGATTCGGTTGGTTCTATTCCTTGTAAAATGACATTTGAAGGTAAGGGTGGTAAACAACACAATGCAAGTGCTTTGGCTGATAAAATTGGTATGGGTGTTCACGCTCGTATTACAAAATCAAAAAAAGAAGATTACCCATATTACAATACAATGGTTGTTGTAAACCAACCTTGGGTTGAATTACCGGATAATCCATTCGGACAACCAACAATCAAGGCAAAAGGTGGTGAGGCGTTATGGTTAGCAAGTTCTTTGGTTTTCTTATTTGGTAATCAAAAGAATGCTGGTATCAATCACATCACAGCAACAAAAAATGGTAGAACAGTTTCTTACGCAATTAGAACAAAAGTATCAATCCTTAAAAATCACGTAAATGGTTTGGGTTATAAAGATGGTAAGATTATTGCGGTTCCACAAGGTTATATTGAAGATACAAAAGAGGCTTTGGAGGACTACAAGAAACAATATTCGTCTTATTGGAACGCTATTTTATCAGGAACTGGTGAGATTGTGTTAGATGAGAAGGAAGAAGTTGAAATTGATGAGTAAAAGATTGGGATTATTCACAACTTTTTATTATCTTTGTAACAATTAAAAACAAAAAAGTGAAGAAAACATTATTAGTAGATGGAAACAACCTTATGAAAATAGGTTTCCACGGAGTTAAGGATTTTTTTCACGAAGGTAGACATATCGGGGGTATTTGGCATTTTCTGAATACTCTCCGTAGGTTTATCCAAGAAGAAAACTTTGATAAGGTAGTTGTGTTTTGGGATGGTGAAGAATCTTCACAACCAAGAAAAATAATATATCCACAATACAAAGAAAATCGTCGTTCAAATTTTACAGAAGAGCAACATAATTCATTCAGTGAACAAAGACTTAGAGTAAAAGTTTATTTGGAGGAAATGTTTGTTAGACAAGTTGAGTGTCCTCGAAATGAGGCGGATGACTTAATTTCATATTATTGTCAAATTTCTGAGAACGAACAAAAAACGATTTTTAGTTCCGATAGAGACCTTACTCAATTAATATCGGACAAAGTATCCATCTATTCCCCATCGACAAAACAGACGTATAAAAACGGGGATAAAATCAAACTTTACGAGGCTGAGATACCTCACTATAATGTAAAAACCTATAAAATATTATCTGGTGATAAATCGGACAATATTGATGGTATCTTTTACTTGGGTGAAAAAACTTTATTGAAATTATTTCCTGAGTTCCTTGACAGAGAAGTTAATTTTACTGATATTTTAACAAGAGCCGAGGAGATGTTGAAAGAGGATAAAGATAATACGGCTTTGAAGAATTTGCTAACAGGAAAAACCAAAACTGGCATCTACGGAAATGAATTTTTTGAGATTAACGAAAAGATTGTGGATTTATCAAAACCACTTATCACAGAGGAAGGAAAACAAATCGTTGAAACTTATTGTAGGGAAACCCTTGACCCGGACGGGAGAGGACATAGAAACCTTATCAAAATGATGATGGAGGATGGATTTTTTAAGTATCTTCCAAAACACGATAACGCTTGGGTGGAATTTTTAACACCCTTTATGAAACTGACAAGAAAAGAAAAAAGAATTTACAAACAACAAAAAAACAATTAAAAAACAAAGTATGAAAGAACAGAAAATTACAAAGATGGAGTTCTTATTGACGGTGAATGATAAAATCATCGTACAACGATTTTTCAATGTGATGGGTTATCGTCACGAAAACCGAAATTCAATGGAGGTTTATGACCTTGTGAATCAGATTCGTGATAGCATTCAACACGACCTTAAAATGAAGACGGTTGTGTATATGTTAGAAAACCAAGAGTTGATTGAATCAAATCCGGAGGTTATGAACACATCAATGACTGATGGTCCTGAGAAATTTAACATTTTCGTAAAGGTAAATGAGAAGACAATTTGTCACAGACAGTTTGATGCAAAATTGTTCCCACCAAAGGTAAGATACACTGTGGATGTACGCCCACACATAAAAAACATCTTATCTTCATTGACTGACATTTTTTCCGCAGATAATTTAACTTTTGAATATCTCGGACTTACAACTAACGTTTAATATTTAACAATATAGAGAGTTTGAAAATGGCGAATAATAAAAATTTTGAATACTTGGGTAATGGTTTCCAGCAACAATTGCTGAACCAGCTTGTTTTGGACAAGGAGTTTGCTCACTCAATCATTGAGGTGATTGAACCGACATACTTTGAAAACAAGTATTACAAAATCATACTCCAAATGGTTAAGGAGTACTATAAAAAATACGAAAATACGCCATCTTTCTCTACATTAGAGCAGATTACGAAATCCGAATTATCCGAAGGTGCGGCATCCAAAATTGTATTAGATACGATTAAAAACATCCACGATGCTCCAATTGAAGGAACATCATTTGTTCAGGATAAAGCCTTGAAATTCTGTAAACAACAAGAGTTACAGAAGGTAATGAACCAAGCACAAAAAATCATTGATAGTGGAGAGTTCGAAAACTATGACACCCTTGAAGAAATGGTTCGTGAGGCTTTACAAGTGGGACAAAGAGATGAAGGTGTTGCTGACGTATTCTCAAACTTGGATGAGGTGTTGAACGAAGACTATCGTCATCCAATTCCAATGGGAATACCGGGTATAGACAAGTTGCTAAAGGGTGGTTTGGCAAAAGGTGAGATTGGAGTTATCTTAGCACCGACAGGTGTGGGTAAATCAACCTTACTTACAAAAATTGCTAACCACGCTTACAACATGGGATTTAATGTTCTTCAAATCTTCTTTGAGGACAATCCAAAAATCATCCAAAGAAAACACTTTGTATTATGGACTGGTATCCATCCTG